GACCGGGAATCGGTTCGGACTCAGCGTGATGCTTCCGTTCCTCGAGGTCGTGCCGTTATACGCCTCCATAGCCTCACAGTCCACCGTGGTAGGCGAGGCTGTGAAGGTTATCTGTACGCCGTTGACCGTGAGCGTGCCCGTGCCCGTGACCACTAATAGCGGTTTGCTGTCGAAGTTGGTCGGGTTGGATATGCTGCCCGATGCGGTCATCGTCGTGACGGTGTCGCCGCTTGTCAGGAACCTTTGCGGTTTGCATTCGAATGTGATGTTGAACTCGCCCGCCCTGAGCATCGTCGGCTCTACCTCGAGCCCGCTCTTGTACAGAGCCATTCTGTACTCGTCGGGGTTGTAGTCGTCCGTCAGCTTCACGTATGTCGTCTTTGAACACAGGAAGTTGCGGAAATCCGAGATAGCCGTCCTGAAGTCTGCCTCGCTGCTCGCGAAGATGCCCGCAGGATACGTTACCTCGATATTCTGAAACCGGCCGTAGTCCATCGCGATGGCTCCGTTTCTGCCCGGGATCGTTATCATTTCGATGTCGCGCTCGGGTGCGTTATAGACCGCCTCGCCCGTGATGTATACGCCGTAAGTCTTCGATGATGTATTGTTGAAGGACAGCGTTTTGAAAGCCGTACCCGTCTGTGTTACTGCCACGCTAATTGCCTCCTCTTCTGCATCTGCACCAGTCTCTGCTCGACCGCGAGTGCGAGCTCGTTGACCGACATGTCAGTCGTGCCGTATACGTTGATGACGATGGCACCGCCTGTGTTCGCCTCTGCGATCCTGTCGAGCTTGTCCCAGAGTTTATCCAGAGGAACGACCGCCTCAGGACCCGCCTCACCTATACCGATGAGGCTCGGGCTGTCAAAGATACCGCCCTTCTTGTACCAACTGACCGAGATCGACGGAGTCGACGGAGGGTCAAGCGAGAACTTGCCCGATATTTTGAAGTGCGGGAGTTTCACGTTGCTGAGAATCCTGCCGATGCTTATCGGGAACCAGCCTTTTATCTTATCGATAACGCCCTGTATTTTGTCTTTCGCCTTAGTTATCGGCGTGATCATCTTCTCCTTGATGCTGTCGAATGTGGTCTTGACCTTATCTTTCAAAGATTGTATTTTTGCGACCACGGTGCCGACCATTTTAGCGACAAGCGATTGCACCTTCGACTTCGCGTTGTTCCACGCGTTGACTATCGATGTCTTGATGTTATTGAACGTTGTCTTGATGTTCGCCAGCAACTTCTTCGCGAACGCCTTTATCTTGTCCCAATTCTTGTAGAGCAGAACGCCCGCCGCTATTACAGCCGTGATCGCCGCGACCACAGGAAGGAACGCGCCTCCCACAAGCCCGCCGATTATAGGGCCGACTACACCGACAAGGCTGATTATCGAGCCGATGCTTGACGCGAGCACCCCGAGTATCACGAGCACAGGACCTATCGCCGCCACTATCACCGCTATCGTTGCGATAACGCTTTGTGTTGCCGGCGACAGACTGTTGAACCAATCGATGACCTTCTGGAGCGCGTTGATGACGACCTGAAGTATCGGAGCGAGAGCCTCACCGAACGATGTGGCAAGGACATCGATTCCTGACTTCAGCTGTTCGATGGAGCCACCGAATCCGCTCATCATCGCCGACTGCATATCGAGCGCTGTACCCGTCTGCCCGAGCGCCTCGTTTAGAGACTCGACATCGTCCGTCGATGTATTTATCAGCGCGAGCCACGGTGCCATCTGGTTCTTCCCGAAGATGGCCGACGCAGCCGCGAGCTGTTCCGACTCAGACAGATTTGCGAATGCGTCGTGGAGTTCCTTCTGTATCTGGACGCTGTCCTTCATCGTGCCGTCGGAGTTGGTAACGGAAATACCGAGCTCGTCCATCGCCTCCGCACCCTGTTTTGACGGTGAAACGAGTCGTGCGAGTCCAGTCTTCAACGAGTTCGCTGCCTTTTTTGCGTCGATGCCCGCATTCGCCATTACGCCCATGTACAGGGACGCATCTTTCACGCTGTAGCCGGCTGACGCAAATATCGGCGCAGCCACGCTCATCGCCTCGGACAGGCTATTGACATCCAATGCGGAGTTGTTGCACGCGTTCGCAAAAATATCCGCATATGAGGATGTGCTTTCGAACGAATCGCCGAAACTGTTGATCGTAGCTACAAGTCCCGCTGATACCGTGTCAAGGTCGCCGCCTTCGCCCGCAGCAAGCGCCATCGCCGGAGCGAGTGCGTTCGCCGCCTCTGCTGCGTCAAGTCCAGCACGGGCAAAGTTGAGCGTTGCAGTCGCTGCGTCATTCATTCCGAACGTGGATGATGCAGCCGCCTCCTTCATCGCCTTGTTGAGCAGCTCCGCTTCTTCCGCAGAGTTATTCATGGTCGAGTTGGTGAGCTGCATGACCTTGTCGACTTCAGCGAACTTGTTGACAGCGACAGCCCCGACAGCTGCGATCGGTGCCGTGACCTTCATCGACAGTTCCTTGCCGGTATCGGTCATCTTCTTGCCGATCTGCTTAAACTGTTCGCCGAGCGCCTTCAGTTTTACGTTGCCAATCTGACGGAGCTCCTTCTCGAACTTCTTCAGTTTCGACTCGGTCGCGATGATCTCGCGTTCGAGCGCCTTGTATTCCGCTGATGTCTTGTCGACGGCCGGATCGTCGTCGAGCTTTGCCTTCTCGCGCCTGAGCTCTTCAAGGTTATGCTTCGTCGTGTCGATTTTCTCTTTCAGCGCCTCCTGTTTCTGCGCCCACAGCGTGACCGATGACGGGTTGAACTTCAAGGCCTTGTTGATCTCCCTCAGTTCTTTGTCGACGTCTTTCGTGCTGTTGCGCACCTTGCTCAGCGCCTTGTCGAGCTTGGTGACGTTGCCGTCAAATTCAATTGTGATGCCTTTTATAGCTCCAGCCATATTTATTCCCTAACCGAAGAATGCATTGATGTCGTTCTGTGTCCCCTTGCGTTTCGTGCCATGTTTCTCGGCGTACTTCTGCGCCTTCTCTGCGGCCTTCTGCCTCTCGTTATAGGCGATGCAAAAGTCCACTACCTGACCTACCTGCATCTTCTTTATGTCTGTCAGTGTTAGCCCTCGCTCAAGTCCTGCGAGGATGATGGTGTCGATGTCGATGGCTGAACTACCTTTATCCCTTTTCTTAGGTCTTTCAGCCTCTTCAAGTTTTTTGAGCTTACCAGTCCTTTGAATGCCAGCGAGAATACCTCGGGTGCTATCTTGTCAACAGGAAACTCGTCGAAGCCCCTGACCCATGCTTTCGGATCAGGGAGATCGTCGTCGCAAGCCTTCGCCATCGCCCAAGTGATGTTGATGAGCTCAACGAACTCGAGCCCCGAAAGATGCGCCATTATGTCGAAGAGCCTGTCCCCGTCGAGCATCCCGAGTATGTCCTTAATCTCGACTTTGCCGTCCGCGCCGAGCTCGCTTATCATTCCCGACAGGATGTCGAGGGCAGCGGCGAGCATCGGTGTCAGCGTCGGGATGATGTCGTGTCCGAACTGGTCTCTGTATGTCATCGCCCAGCTCACGTTGTTGGTGAGCCGAACTTCTTGCTTTCCGATCTTGATTGTCTTTTCCATGTTCACCTCCTGAAAAAACAGAGCGGGCCGATACACAGCCCGCCCCTTTTACAATTAAGTGGTTGCAGGTGCCGGTGGATTCGTGAACAGTGTGCTGTATCCTGATGCTCCGTAGTTGTACGAAACCATCGAAACGCCCGAGTTGTTGTCGCCGGCTACTGTGACCGCGATGGTCTCTGTCGCCGGTTCGATGCTCTCCTCTTCGGTGCTGTACTCACGAGTGATGCCGCCGAGCGAGCAGTTGTACAGAATGATTCTGCGGCTCTCGCTGTCGCCTTCGACCTGGAATGCGATCCACACGTTTGGCTTGGTCGCGTTCTTTACGATAGCCAGACCGCCGTCACTCTTCTGGACGTATCCGAGGTACTGTTTCTTGAACGTGTCATCAAACTTAGCGACTTCGAGATCGCCCTCGAACGAACCGCCGGTGTAACCGCTCCAATAGACTACGTTGTCAGCATAGAACTTGTTGACTTCGCTCTGCTCCTCAGGAGAGAACGAAACGGCACCCGCCTGATGGTATGGTGTGCCCATTGTGACGGTGCCCGTTGTGCCTACTGAATAAGTTCCGACGTATAAGTTCGAAATACCAAATTCGACTTTATTTGCCATTATGATTTCTCCTTAAACGTAGTAGTAAATCACGAACACGCCCTGATCTTCGATGTAGACGTCCTCGGATTTGTCATATAAATAGCCAGCGGCGAGAAGCGCGTCCTCGATGCTGGCCTCGTTCTGTTCGTTTTTTGTTGTGAAGTAATATTCGACTTGGTACTGGTTCTTCCTCCAGTAGTGCGTATTGTCCGCTTCCATGACGTTCTGGCCGGAGCCGATGTACACGATGTACGGCGGCTCCTGATCCGTCCTGAAATGCGAATAAGCGCACGGGAGGCCAACACCTTGCAGCGTTGAATAGATGCTCATTGTATTCTCCTTAAAAGCCGCCTTTCGAACTCATCGGCTCCCCATTGTTCTGCGTCGGCAATTTTGTGGTCGCCCGGAACGCGCCCGAACGTTCCCTTCTTGTTGACGATCAGGTGCCCTTTTTCGAGCAGATGCGTCAGACCGGGCATCTTGGCGTTGTATGTCACGGCACCCGATTGAGTAGTGCGCTTTGACCTCCAGCCTTCTCTGTACTCGCCTGTTTTGCGGGCAGACGTTGAGCGGAGCCTTTGGGCGGTGTCTTTTGCCGCCTTGGACGTTTCCGTCTGAATAGCGTCGCGTATTTCTTCGACGTATCCGTCAAGGATCTCCGTCATTTGGTCAGAAACAGATACGCTACCCATTATGAACACGCTCCTCGCATATCAGCGCGATGCTGTCACGCTGAGCCGTCCAGTCGGTGCGGATCACGTTGTAGAGTTTGCCCTCCCACTCGAGTAGCTTCTCGCCGTGGTAATCCGCTTTATTCGTCATCACGAACGTTATGCTCGGATGCAGACCCGCCTGAGCCGCGCTGTAGAACTCCGAACGATATACGCCTCGAGGCATCACATAGACAGGGTTATCCCAGTATGTAATGACCTCGTTGCCGTATTCGTCGTATGTCGTCATCGGTTCGCCCTTTAGCGTTGCAATTGAGTCATACATCAGCATCACCCCAATTCGTATAGCCTGTGGCCGTTACGAGCTGGGCCTTCTGCTCATCGTAAGACCTTTTGAGCCAGTCGACCGCATCAGGAAGTCCGAAGTTCAGCTTGCAGTATGTGATGACCGCCCTGTCGCATATCTCATCGAGCTCCGTCGGAAGTACCACTCCCGCGATGCCGAGGTCCGCTTCAGCCGCTTTTATCAGGTCCGCAAGTTCTTCGTCGAGTGCGGTCGTGCTGATTCTCAGAGCCATTTTAACCTTGTCAAGTGTTGCCATAACTTACCTCACAACAGAAGCGGGGTTATTCGCCCCGCTCCGCTTTGTTTTTCTTCAGAGTCGACTGATAGTTCTTGAAAAATTCCTTGCTGATGACCGTGTAGCCAACGTGCCCGAGACTGATGGACGGGTCGCAGATTATCTTGTATCCGCACTGCCTCGCCCTCCAGCAGAATGCGATGTCCTCGCCGCAGTTCGCTATCGGTGTGAACATTTGCCCGAACTTTGCGAACACGGAGACGAATACCTCCGTCTTCATCAGGATGCACCCGAATCCGCACGCTCCGACCTCGAACGGCTCGTCAGGCACCTCATCGAACTCGGTCCACTCGAAAGCGGTCCCTTCTTCGTTGAGTTCCATTGTCTTGAAGCCGACAGGCGAGAACGGCGGGGTGCGTCTGTAATACATGCCCGTCACTATGTCGTGGCCGTCATCGATGAACTTGAGCATCCGCTTCAGGGTGTCAGGGTTGAACACCATGTCGGAATCGAACCACATAACGAGGTCCGCTTCGTCGAGAAGCGCTTTCTTCGCTATCTGGTCACGGCTCGTATAGATCAGGGACCCGAGGTTGAACCATACCGAGATATGCGTGTCCTCTATCCCGTAAGACGTCAACGTTGCCAGTGAATGCGCGAACTGTGCCGGAAGCTGGTCCATACACGGCACCGCGATCAGGATTTTTCTCATATCAGCCACCTCCCAATTTCTGATACTTGATTACTTCGTGATCTTAACGAATGCGTTCGGTGCAACAACGCCGAGTGCTACGTACTCGCGTCCGAGAACTTCGATGAGGTCCTCTTTCTTTTTGCTGAGCTCGTCGAACTTGAAGTCGATGCCTTCGCCGTTCGGGAAGTTAGCAAGTGCGCCGTGTCCGAGGTCGCCTACGATCGCATAAGTCTCGCCTGTCGATGCAGCTGCGGATGACTTGATCGTGTTGTTGAATACAACAGGCAGTCCTTCGAACGGATCGATAGGATAGCTTCCTGCATACTCAGCAGCCTTGAATGCGCCCCATGTGGCCTTGTTCATCATTACGACAGGGTTTGCAGCCTCGTCGCTGAGGAGTGCCATAGCCTGTGCTACAGTGCCAACGCCGACGGATGCGGCTGTGTACTTAGGAACTCCCGGGCAAGTTGTTGTCGAAACTGTTCCGCAGGCCTCGATCTTTGCGATCAGTGTGTCAGCTGCCTTCTTTGCGATCCTGTATGTCAGCTCATCGTAGATATATCTAAGGAACGCTTCGCCTCTGAGGTCATATACCTCGTCGGAGATGCTGATCCACTTCTTGATGCTCTGTGGTACGAGTGTGACGATTCCGAGAACGAGTGTCTCTTCGTCAACAGCTGCGCCGCCCTCAGCGTGGATAGCTGCATCGGAGCCGCTGATCTCGAACTGGACCTTGAGGTTGCCCTTCAGATAGCTCTTGCGAACGAGAGACATGATGCCTTCTCTCTCCCATGCGGTTTTTACGATGTCGTAAACGAACTCAGGAACTGCTACAGTGCCGGTTCCGTTTGGAGTTGTGTCGTTCTCAGAAGTGAGCTTTCTGCACTCCATATCGTTTCCGCTCTTGATGTACTCAGCGTATGCGTTGATGTACTCAGGTGTGTTTCTTACTTCCATTGTTGTGACTTTCCTTTCGT